TGAGCTGACAATCAGGATTGCCCTCATCATCCTTGAATACACGGAAAAGCAATGCAGATTCAGTCTCAGCTCCTGCAAGACGCTTGCATTGGCGAATCTTGGCATTGAATCGGGTTTTCTTGATGAAGTCCTGATAAGCCTTGAAAGCATCATCTGTTCCCTCTGAGAGCTGCGTCCATTTCACAGGGCGACCAAAGAGGAACACAAGGGCAATCTCATTGATGAACACAGGATAAGGAATAGGCAGCTTCCAAACAGGCTCTTTCCTGAGGAACTTGCCTTTCTTATCGGTGATAATCTTATCCTCTCGCTTCATTATCTGATGCTCTTTCGTGATATACTCTTTGAGAGCATCCATCACGAACTCAACACGAGAGACCATTTTCTCCTTGACTGCGGAAATATCCTTTGCAGCCAACAATTGCTCGAACTCTTGATTTCTTCCGACCAAGGCGTTCACATAGTTGCGAAACAAATCTACTAAAAACATATTCTTCAATTTTTAAGTTTATAATCCGAACATTGACTTATCGATATTTTCGTAGTCCATATCGTCATCTTCTTCGTAGAGGTCATTTATTGCATATCCGAGAATATCCACGAACTCATCATGCTCCATTGCAGGGAATCCGCATACCTCATCGAGGAAATCATCATTCCAAGAGCCATCAACGAGAAAGACACGACCGCATTCAACACGAGGCGAAACCACCCTAAACCGAGTTTCTTTTGAATCGACAGGGGTAGGAGTCTCTTTCACATTGAGCGAGGATATTGCTTTGAGCATCTGAACCACGCTCTCACCATTGGCTTTCGGCTCAACGTGCAGCTTACTCTCTGCATTCCCCTCATGCGCTGCCATATACTCAGGCAGGAATCGAAGCAAATCAGGCATCTCTTTCCATACTTTCTGAGCATTGTAGATATAGACATATCTGCCTATCCTGCAAGCCGCCAAAATGCCCGATGGGTCATTTCCTGTCGGCTTTTTCTTTCCGTAGGCGGTATCGAGATAGAAGTGCATCGGCTCATTGAACCTGAGCGATTTGAATTCAGCGAGAGAGATATGCTGAAACCAATCTCTTTTCACGATATTACCGCCCTCGATGACAGGATGCTGCTGATACAGAGCTGAGAACTCACGAGGCGAGCGATTTTTCTGCTTGATGAGCTTCTGCACGGAGTGATGCGATGCCCAAAGAGCCTCTCCGACCTTTCGATTACTCAATCCTCCGTCATTCTCTTTCTCGCAGATGGCAGGGATAGCGAGAACTTTCCATTCGTCTGCCTCTGCTTTCAGGATGCGCCCTGCAAGGTCATCCTCATGCCATCGGGTCATAATAAAGAGCTGTCTCGAATGATTGTGCAATCGGGTAGTGAGGACGGTATTATACCACTCCCAAACCTTTTGCCGATAGGTCAGCGAATAGGCTTCTGCTGCATCTTTCACAGGGTCATCGATAATCGCTATATCGACAGGCGTACCTGTCAGAGGACCACCTACACCGACTGCCTTATAGAATCCACGATGCCCGACCGTCTCAAAGAAATCAACATTCTTGATATAGGTTCGAGGGTCATTCTTCGCTTTCAGAGAAGTGCTGAGATAGGTATCAGGGAATATCTCTTGATACTCAGGACTCTCGATGATACGCTGCACAGAGCGAGAGAATTGCTCTGACAGGTCGGCAGCATACGAGCAAGATGCAATCTTCAAATCAGGGTCTCGACCTAACGCCCAGGCAGGGAAGTTACGAGAAATGATTTCCGATTTGCCATGCTGAGGTGGAACGAATACCATCAAGTTCTTAATCTTGCCCTCCAAAAGCATCTGACAATGCTCTGCGATGACACGATGAAACCACTCCAACTCATACTTGGGATTGCTATAACCGAGGAAATGCGAGAATGAGGCTGGTGCTTCGAGTTTGAGTCTCATCTGCATCAACCGCATTAGCTTCTGTTGTCTCTCGATTTCCGTCAGTTTCATTCTTTGGTCTCAAGTTTGCTGAGTCTCTCGATTTCTTTGTTTATTTCATCAATTGTCATCTCTTTCTCGCCCGATGGTTTCAGAGTGATGTCGCTCTTTTGGCGATTCTGATAATGCTCAGGGTCGAGATTGGTGAGCAGGAATATCGCAGCTCCCACATTAGGCTGAATGACGATTTTCTTCTTTACCATCTTCGTGATGGTCGGCTTGTCGGGATTCTTGGGATTGGGTCGGTATTCAGTAGTCGTTTCCTCATGCTCGCTGCCCTTTGCCACCTTAGCGAGTGTCTCGTGCAGGTCGTGAGCGAGGGAGAGCCTGAACACCTCTCTGCCTTTCTCGATAGCCTTTTTGAAGTCATCCTCTTCATTCAGCCAACGGCGATAGGTCTTATCGTTGATGCCGAGTTCCTTGCAGAAGTCTTGCAACTGCGCCCCTCCGTATTCGATGAGACCATGCTTGCTTATCCATTCCTCCGCTCGCTGAAATAGTGATGCTGATTTCTTCATGTCTGCAAATCGATTAGTTTATAGAACTCTCTTTTGAGTTCAGGGTTTTTCTCGAATAATCCTGTGAAGTGAGCCACAGACATATTGCCGTCATTCCTCACACCTCTCATCGTCTTACAGAGATGTTTTCCTCTCATCACGATAGCGAAGCCGAGAGCATCATCATTCAGAGCCTCAGAAAGCATATTCACGATGTCTCGTGCGAGCCGTTCCTGAAGTTGCAATCGGGCAGCGCAATAGCCGACTACACGAGCGACCTTTGAGATGCCGAGGATGCGCCCTTTCGGATTGGGGATATAGGCAAAGTAATACTTACCGAAGAAAGGCAGGATATGATGCTCACACATTGAGTAATAATCTCCTGTATCGAATACCAAATCCGAGATGCCTTCCTCATTCGGGAAAGTGGTAATCTTCGGCTTCTGAGCAGGGTCATAGCCTCTGAATATCTCTTTCCACATTCTCACGATGCGGTCGGGAGTGCCTTTCAGACCATCTCTGTCAGGATTCTCGCCGATAGCGATTAAGAGAGCTTTTATCGCACTCTTAATATCTTCTGTGTTTGGAGTGATAGTTTCCATTTTGGATTAGCTTTTACAAAGTTTACACAATGCTCGATGATTTCTCTGTTTCGCTGCTCATCGCCTGTATCGCAAGGCTGCACGAAATAATGCGCTGCCGTGATGCCCCATGTGGGGTCAGCATAGAGAGTCTTTCCATCGAGAACAATCTTCACCTCCTGAGCGGTCTTGATGACAGGCTTTCCGACTGAGCCGACATAAGCCTCTTTCGGAGATACCGTCACCCAATCGACATTCGAGGGAACTTCACGAGTGCCATTCGTCTCGATGGCAACCATCTTTCCGAGGTCGTGAATCTTATCCACGAGCGAGCGAGTGAGCTGCAAGGTCGGCTCTCCGCCTGTGATGACAACGAGAGATGCAGGATATTTTGCGATTTCCGAGGCGATTTCATCCTCTGTGAGGTCTTGGTAAGGCTGATGCTCAGTATCGCAGAAAGAGCATCTCAAATTGCATCCTGAGAGCCTCAGAAAGATAGCCGCCTCTCCTGAGTGCGCTCCCTCTCCCTGAATCGAATAGAAAATCTCATTTACTCTCATAGCGCACCATCATCTTTGAGTTTGTCATCTACATAAACGGCGAAGTTGCCCTCACTCTCTCTGACTGATGCCTTATAGCACTGAGGAATCTGCTCGACAATCCATCGGGCGATATTCTCTGCCGTAGGATTGAATGGCAATACGTCATTCAGATTCGAGTGGTCGAGCTTGCCGTGAATCTTCTCCTTGATATGCTTGAAGTCGCAGACCATCCCATCCTTGTTGAGCTTCTTAGCCTTGCAATAGACGGTGATAATCCAATTATGACCGTGCAAGTTCTGACACTTGCTTTCGTAGGATAATTTCAGAGAGTGACTCCCTGCAATCTCCATCCTTTTTGAAACGTAATACATAAGCGATATTGATTTTATATGATTAAACTTGGTTTATTCCTCATACTCGGTCGGGTCATCGATTCCTGCATCCCTGAGAGCCTCTTTGCGCTCTATGCAAGTTCCACACTTACCGCAATGCTTCTCGCCTCCCTTATAGCAGGAATAGGTCTTTGAGTAATCGATGCCGAGAGCCTTGCCGACCTTAGCAATATCGGTCTTTGAGAACGATGTATAAGGCGCATAGATATTGATATGCTCGTATGTGCCGTATGCCATTGCCTGATTCATTGCATCGATGAATGTTGCTCGACAATCGGGATAGATAGCATGGTCTCCTGCATGATTGGCGATGAGAACCTTTGTCAGACCTCGACTCTCTGCAAGACCACAGGCGATAGAGAGCATGATGCCATTACGGAAAGGAACGACAGTCGATTTCATATTCTCGTCCTGATAGTGACCCTCAGGAACTGCATCCGCTCCCTCCAAGAGAGATGATTTGAAATACTTGCCCATGAAGTCGAGATGGATGATGAGATGCTCGATGCCGAGCTGCTTGCAATGATAGGCTGCAAGCTCAGCCTCTCGTTTGTTGTGATTGCTGCCATAGTCGAAAGTGACTGCGAGAGCAATATAATCCTTTTGGTCATACAGGAGTGTAACGCTATCCATGCCACCTGAAAGAATGATGATTGAATTCTTCTGTTTCATAGTCTCTGATATTTGAAAATTTGATGATGTCGGCTTTTTATATAGCAAATCCGCATTCTACGCAATCAATCAAAGATGATTCTCAGCATATTTGCCGAATTTCACCCATTCATTGAAATTGTTTACTGCGCCCTCTCTCGATTTGAGTCTGCATCCCTCTTTGCCTAATTGCTCCAAGAGACCTGTGCGAGGATTGAACTTATAGAGATAGCCGCCACGATTGCCATAGAGCCATGCGGTGCTATCGACTGAATCGAAGTGATATTTCTTCAAGTTCGCCACGGTGGTATATCCCAATCCATGAATCTTGCATTTGTGGTCGTGAGCGGTCTTGATGAACCAAGGAAAGGCAGTCTCGTATTTCTTTCGGTCAATCTCTTTGGTGACGATGCCGCCGAGAGCTACATAGGGATAGTTCTCGCACATCTTGATGAAATACTCCTTGCCTCGATTGCGATGCCATACAGGGATAGGTTTCTTTCCTGTCAGAGCTTCGAGTTTCTCTCTGAGCCGTTCTACCTCAGTAAGACCGACCACGGAATCAATATCAAGCTCGAAAAAGAGCTGCACGTTCCATCGATTGATGAATGCCGCATATTCCTCGACATACTCATCCCAATTTATGCCGCCTTTGTGCGAGCCTGACATGAACGTGAAAGCTCCTGAATCAAGCAGGAATGAGCCGAAGTGCTTAACAAGCGTCATAAATTCCTCGTTCTTTCTGAGGTAGTAGAATGATTCGAGGATATTGATGCCTTTCAGAGCATTCTCCCCTGTGAAGAAATCGCATCCATAGAGTTGCTCTCTGAGGATTTTCTTCTTATTGTTGTCTCCTGCGATATATACTTTCATAGCGTCCATTACCTCACCTCGTGAGCGAGGGTCTGCGAGATAGATTTTCATTACCCTTTGCCAAAATTCACGGAGATTTCCTGAGATGCCTCCTGCGAGAAATATCTTCATACATCTACGCTGAATATATTATCTTGATTTATATATTATATAGCTATATAGTGCTATAATAGCGATATTACTTCACCTTGATTCCTGAGTAGTCAGACAGAGCCGATTCGATGAGCGATTTCATCTCATCCTTTTGGTCTGCATACTCATCGGGAATGGTGATTGTCAGCTTCTCGCCCTTGCTCTTTTCTTCCTCGTTTTCGAGAGAATCAAAGAACTCATCCGTATTGATTTCACTCTCCATGATAGGCAAATCAACGCCCCATGATGTGAGCTGAGCTGCATCCCATTCATTGGCGAGCATATCCCAATCCCACTTACCGAATCCGTTGTTATCGATGACCGAATAGGCTTTCAGCTGCTCGATAGAGGTCTCTTTGGGGATGATGATGCAGGGAGCGGTCTTGAAACCAAGTTCGCTCATTGCATGATAGCGCATATTACCGCCGATGATGATATACTTGCCGTTTTCGAGAGGATAGACGAGCAATCCCCTGAGAGTGAGCATTTCAGGATATTGCTGAATGTTCTGTTTCAGCAAATCCATCTTTGAATCTGTTATCTGCCTCGGATTGGATGGCAGACCTTCAAGCTGACCGTCATTCGGTTCTAATTGAGCCAGCTCCATCGATACAAACTGCGTATCGATACTCTTGTTCTGAGTGTCTTTTCCCATGATGACAATTGTCTAATAAAATGATATATCGGCACAAAGATACAAAAAAGGATGCTTATTAGGCATCCTTTTAGGCGAAAAATATATATTTTTAACGCAAATAGGCGTTAATCTGCTCCATAAAGTCCTCAAAAGAGCGACAAATGACGTATTTATACCCTGCATCTTCGACCGCTCGCTGCCAAATCTTCTGAGATGGTTGCTGCTTGCCCTTTTCCGTCTTCATCTCGATACAGAGACCATGATAATGCTTTGCAGGGAATAGAAGCAATAGGTCTGAGACTCCTTTCGTCACTCCCTCCGCTTTCATTATCGCTCCCTCAATCCTGCGCCTTGCACCACCATTGGGAACGGCGAACAAGAGCAGAGCGAGCTTCGGATATTGCAGTCGAAACCACTTCACGCAGTTCTGCTGAATGATACTCTCGATATGTCTCATAGCTTAGAATGGCAAATCGTCATCGTCTTTCTTCTGCTCCTGAGCCTGAGGAAATGAAGTGCCTCCCTGCACAGGATATTGAGATATTCCCTGAGATTGGCTCTGCTGAGATTCTGCCCTACGGTCGAGCATCTGCATCGACTCGCATTCAATCTCCGTCACATATCGGGTCTGACCGTCTTTCTCATAGGAGCGAGTGCGTATCTTTCCCTGAATATAGAGTGAGCTGCCTTTGCGGACATATCGCTCAACGACCTCAGCAGTCTTTCCCCAACAGACGATATTATGCCATTCCGTCCTATCGGGTATCTGCTGACCGCTCTGAGTGGTATATCCCTTTTCGGTCGTAGCGAGGGAAAAGCTCGCCACCTTTCTTCCTGATTGTGTCTGATTGATTCTTGGGTCATCCCCAACGAAACCAACCACAATAGCCATATTTACTGATGCCATATTATGTTATATTATATATTCTACGGATAAACGATATTGTTACATAGCCGAATTTCGCACAGAAACGACTCTCTGACGCATTTTCTCGTCATTCCCTTAGTGGTATTCAGGTCTGAACGGATTAGAGCGAATACGAAGCCAAAACGAGCGTTTCTGATAATCTCTCCGAGGATGCAGCCTCTCATAGTAGGGTGGTGGCGGTTCTGAGCGATGCCTTATCCTCTCATACCATTCCAATGACGAGTATTTCTCTATCAGTCTGATTGCCCTTCTTATCAAATCCGATTGTCTCATGGCTGACCCTCCCCGAATAGATTTCCCTGAACAGGCTGCGGTCGCTTGCTCAGGATAGCGTTCACTCTTGCGATTTCAGCATCAATCTCTCTTTCGAGAGCCTTGCTCCGATTGAGAGCGGCACTATTCCGAGTCTTGAAATACTCCTTTTGTGCCTCTCTCAATTCAGATACCTTGTCGAAAAACTCCTTAGGCTTCATCTGCTTTCTCAGTCTCTTTCGGATGATACTCGAATACGTCCATTATCTGTGTCTCAGCGATGGAGATAATCTCATAATCAATCATCGTGCCTCCCATCACCTCATCGACATTTTTTACGGCTGCATTGAAGTTCTCAGCATGGACGAGATAGGTCACGTTCTGCCGTTTCTCATTGCCTGACTTCTCATCGATGGTGATGAATGCGAGCTTCGCCTTGTACCACTTATCAGCCATCTCATCATCTGAGAAGAAAATCTCC